CCTCCGACGGCGAATGATGCGGCGGCTTGGGCTTGTGCGCGCGCTTGTGCGAATCCTGCGGCCAATGCAACCACGGCGGCGGCAACCGTCAACGCGGTCGCCACTCCATTTCCTGCGGCGGCGGCCTTTGCAATTGCCAACGCTGAATTGGCGGCAATTTCAATCAACGTCAACGCCTGTTGCGCTTCAACATATTTTTGGCGTTGTCTGGTCAAATCGTCCAAACGTTTTTGTTCCAACTCCAACAATTCGGCGTTTCCGTTTTCCGCAATGTCACGGGCGGCGTCAACGCGTTTTTGTTGTTGGTCAATCAATGCGTCCGTCTGTTGAATTTGGGCGTCAATGAATTGATTGACGGCGGCTTTGGTTGCGTCAATCAATTGTTGTTGCGCGTCCTCAATTTGCTTTTTTCGTTTTTCTGCATTCGCGGCCTCGGAATCAACCTCCTCACCATTCAATTTTTTGCGGGCGTCGGAATATTTTTTGGCCGTGTTGTAAATGTCTAATTCGGCTTGGGCGTTTATGGCCGTGATTTCGTCGGCGGTCACGCCTTCAGCGTTGACGGCGGCCACACGTCTGGTTTCAATTGCGGCCAACTCCAATTGTTCGGCCTTTTTATTGGCTTCGCGTATTGCCTGCAAATTGTCGTTTAATTTCAATTTGATGGCGTTCCGTTCTTCAGCGTTTTGGGTTTCTGACAACTGTTGAATCAATTGTGAACGCTCGGATTCCAATTCGCGAACCGCGTCCAATTGTTGTTGTAATACCAAATCCGCGTTGGTTTGCGCGGCTTGGGCAATGAAATTGTTTCGTTCGGTTTCCGCGTCAACGGTCAATTTGGTGATGGCTGTTTGCGCTTCGCCTCGGATTAACTTTTCGCCATTGGCCCGAATTTCGGCAAACTTCAACGCGTTGGCCGTGAACGTTCCATCCGCTTTGGCCTGTTGTTCGCGTTGGTCCATTTCGGCGTTGAACGCCTCCAATGATTTGGCCGTTTCAACTTCAATCCGGTTCAATCGGTCCCGGAACGTTTTCGGGTCGTCTGCCAACTGTGGTTGGAATTTCAATTCCAATTGTTGTTTGGCGATTTCCTTTGCAAGGGTGTTTGACAAATCGTTGATGGCCTTTTTTAAATTGTCGGCGGCCTTTGTTGCGTTTGCATTGACGTTTGTCGCGTTGGAATTTTTGAACGGGTCAATGACGAATTCTTTGTTGACCGCATCCAACGCGTTCGAACTGTCGGTGTATTGTTGCAAGAAAAAATCGAACGATGTGATGAATTTGTCGCGGACGGCGTTTTGTTCCTCCAATGCCTCCAATTCACTTTCGGTCGTTGTCAAAAATGATTTGTTCAATTCATCCAACGCCTGTTGTTCCTTTTCGGTCAATGTGGTGAACGCGCCCCCAATCAATTCAACGCCTCCGAACTTTACAATTTCGGCGTTCAAACGTTTGATTTCATCCGTCGCGCCCTCCTGTCCGGCTTTGGCGTTTTCTGTTGCCAATTGCAATTGTTGATAAAGCGGAATGAGTTTGTTGACGGCTTCCTGTTGTGATGGAACCAGCGTGTTGATGAAATCCAAAATGTTTTGATTTCCTGTTGCGGCTTCCTTCGCCAAATTGCCGGTTGAATTGGCCAAAAAATCCGCCGCCCTTGCTTGGTCCGCATAAAGTTTTGTTAGAACCGTTTGTTTGGCTTCGGCCCTTGCTTTGTTTTGAATTTGCGTCACCAAATTTTTGTAAGCAACATCTAATTGTTCAACGAATGCCTTTTCATCCGTCAAATTTTTCAACGTCGTTCCATATTTGCCATTGATTTCATCAATCAACCGCGCGCGTTCGGCGCTTCCGGCGTTGGTGTTCTTCAGGCTTGCAAACAACGAATTCAATTCTCCGGTTTCCTTTGCGATTTGTTCATTGGCAATGGCGTTCACCTCGTTGACCGCCTTTTGTGACGCGGTCAATTCTTCGGTCGCGGCAACCGCTTCGTCTGTCGCGAAAATGTAATCCGAAAACAACAACAACAAAGCGGTGATGGCCCCAATCACCAAACCAATTGGATTGGCCTTCAATGCGGTGTTGAACGCTTGGGTGGCGATGGTCGCGCCCCTGGTCGCAACCGCCGACGCCGTTGTGGCTCCGGTCAATAAATTGGTGACTGTTGTTGTTGCTCCGGTCCAAAACGCCCGTAATTTTTGCGCGGCAACAGACAATTGTTCTTGAATCAACAATCGTTTGAATCCGATTTCATAACGCAATTGGGCAATCGCCGCCGCGTTTTGAACTGCCAAATACACGCCAACGGCCCCGGCCAACAAAATGAATGTTCGGCGGTTTTCTTCAATGAACGATGGTAAACGTTGCAATCCTGCAATCAACGCAAACGCGGCGTCGGTTAACGTTTCGAATATTGGCAACACGCCTTCACCAACGGTTCGTTGTAACTCCGTCCAATTACCTTCCAATGTCGACAATCGCCCGGCGGTTGATTGACTCAATTTGTCCGTCAATCCGAAAAATCGTCCGCCCTCGGATGTCAACGTCGAAAACGCTTGTTCCAAATTGGCGAATGAAATTTTCCCTTCCGAACCCAATTTTTTCACCTCACCGGCGGAAACGCCCAATTGGTCAGCAAACAACTGAATGACCGGAACGCCGGCTTCCGTCAATTGGTTGATATCTTCAGCGAATAATGTTCCCTGAACACGGGCCTTGCCATATATGACCGACAATTCGTTGAAATCTTTGCCGGTGGCGGATGCGACATCACCAATGCGGCTCAAAGTAGTTTGCAACCCTTCGACCGGTTCACCAAACGCCAAAAGTGATTTGGCGGCGTTGTTGACCTGTTCGGGCGTGAACGGTGTTTTGATGCTGAATTGTTCCAATTCTTTGAACAAATCTTTGGCGGCTGTTGCAGAACCCAAAAACGTTTCCAATGATATTTGGACGGATTCATAATCCGCGACGGCTTTGATGGCGCCCTTTGCGAAATCAACCGACGCCCCGGCAATCGACAATCCGCCAAACGCGGCGGCGGCTCCGGCGATGGTTGTTTTCAAACCCTTCAATCCGGATTCTGCGGCCTTGGTGTTGGTTTGGATGCCTTGGATTCCCGTGTTCAATTTGGCGAATTCGCTCCGGAGTTGGGCGGTGTCCGCTTGCAATTTGAACAATATATTGTTGACCTCTGTTGCCATGCTTATTTCATTTTTTCCGTTTGTTCATTCCGTTCATCTTGAATCCTGAAGAATGTTGAAATTGTTTGGTAGTATTCATCAACCGACAAAGATTCCAACGCCTTCATTTCGGTGACTTTGTTTTCACAAATGATTTGGTTCGTGAAATTGATGTCGTCAATGTACCGTCCAATTTCAGCGTTTGCAAAATGCGGTTGAACCTTTCGTTTTCCTGGGCGCTGACCTTCAAAAATTCGCGGATATCGTCCGACGATAATTCCGAAAATTTGATTGTGGATTCCAACGCCCTTTGGACAAAAAAATCGCGGACCAATGGATTTTGGTTCAACTTATCAATTTTTTTCTGTTTGAAAACGTCGTTGAATTCCGTTTCGTTTTCTCCATTCAAAACATAATAACACGCGGCCAATTCCATCAATGTTGATTCTTCGCCAATGAATTCCAACCTCCATTCGATTTCGGCCAACAAATGGAACATTTCAACGATGTTGCCGGCGTTGGCGGATTTTTTCATGGCTTCGACCATTGTTTTCAATTGGTCTTTGGTCATGTTCATTTCAACAAACCTGGTCGCCACTTCTGCGGCGATGGCTCGTTTGGATGGCATCATCAACGGGTTGGTGTATTGGAACCAATCATCGCCGTCGGAATCCGTGAATATTTTGGTCAATGGAATGATTGAACCGGTGACGTGTTTTGACCGGGTGTTTTTCTCCGGCTCTGGTTGTTGTTTTCGTTTGAACCAATTCATTTTTTGGATTTTGGATTGGCCCGTTTGGCTTTGTTGATTGACGATTGACAAATGGCATACGCCGACGATTCGGATTTTCCGGTTCGAATCACATCCGCCACACAACGTTCCAATTTTTTGGGCATGTCCTTTGATTTTTTGTTCGCTCAAAGGTAGCGAAAAAATCAATTCCGATATTTGACGAAATCATTGTGGAACGTCCACAAATAATAACGGAAACAATCCAACAGGTGGGACAAATTCGAATCTTTGGTTTTTTCAATGTCGCCGTTGGCCGTCGTTTCGACATTCTGCAAATCATGAATCAACCATTGACATGATGAATCAATTTGGATGTCCGGATGTTTTTCCAATATTGAATTCAACAGAACCCGCGAATTTTTGATTGACGGGTTCACGCTCGGAACCTTAAACGCCGTTTTGGGCAATTGTAATTCGTCGCGGATTATTGTGTAATAATTGACCGCGCCCCTGGTCATGGCCGAACGGTTGGCCCCGGATGCGTCACCAGTGACGATGAACAATCGGTCGCCGAATTCAACCCGGATGGTTTCGCATAACCTGAAGATGTCGGAATTTTTCAACCTGAATTCGCGAATGATTCGGATTTTGTCGCCATATGATTGGCCCGCAATGCACGTGATTGGGTCAACGTTGAAATCGAACGACAAAATGATTGGTTCGTTTGCATGGATGGCGACGTTTGTTTTCACTGTTTTGAACTTGTTGAATGCGTAGGCGAACGGACGTTCAACGTCGGAAACGTCCCAATCACCGTTCACAAATACGGCCCTGGTCAATTCATCCAATGAATCCATGGCGGCCAAATATTCGCGCGGCAACGACGGGTTGTCCATCATTAACGCTCGTTTGTAAAAATATCCATCCGGCAATGTTCCCGCCATCGCCGGTTCATGGAATGTCGTTTTGGTCCATGTCTGCGACGGGTTGCATGTGGCCATGATAAGACGGGGCGGTTGGTTTGGAATGATGTGACGACCGACGCGCAATTTGCATTTTTCGAAGGTCTTTTTTTGTAACTCCTGCGCTTCCTCCAACAGAAAAAAATTCGTTTCCAATCCATCGAACCGGGTCAAATTTTTATCCATGACGAAATTTTCAGGGAAAAACTCCAACGTTGAACCATTGGTGAACGTGACGATGTGGTCGGTTTGGTGATACGACCGGATGAACGGTTTGGGGCAAAGTTTGAAAAACGTCGGAATGGTTGTCCGCTTCAGCGTCGGCAATGATTCCCGGATGACGTGTGATTTGGAATTCGGGAAAATCTTCGCCAACAAAATCAATGTCGCCAATGAAACATAGGATTTTCCGCCCCCTGCGGCCCCTCCATACAACAGATATTCATATTGGCCCGAAAATACGGCCTCCATGAATTCATGTTGTTTTTGATGCGGCTCAAATACAACCATGGGCAACCATCAATTCGTCAAATTGGTCGATTGGACAATCCAAGATGTATCCGCTTCCGTTTATCAAATGGACGGTGATTGTCGTTTCGCTCGCGAAATTCCATGAAACAATTCGGCCAATTTCAAATCGGACCGGGGCCGATTCGCGCGGCTGTGGAATTCCAATTGATTCATAATCAATGTTATCGTCAACGTCGAAAAACCCGTTGGCGAAAATGAATGGTTTGATGTATCGGATGGCGGGCATGGTCAATAATTGATTTTTAACATTCGAGCAATTGCGAACCTGTGGCGTTCAAAGTAACGTTGAACCAACGACCATTCGTCACGGCGGACGATGTTTTCGTTTGTCAAACCATCCATGGCGATGTCATGATGGATTGAATGAACCTTGTTTCGAATCCATTTTTCGGCGCTGTTGATGTCGCCGGTGTCATCGACAATTTTTTGAATCAAGGATGGCTGATCCAAAAGCTGACCAAGAACGTTGGCAAAACTTCGCCCAAACTTCTTGGCTCACTCGCCGTTTCCATGCTAGATGGCATTCATGGCCGTCAAAGAAAAGAATTCGCTCGGCTATTGGACTGGCTTACCTCG